CTCAATTAATTTTCGACGACAACTGGAATTGTAAACGCCTTGATTCCGGCTTTTTTAAACCTTTTAACTATTCTGTTAGCGGTTTTGCGATTTGTGATTAAATGTCTGCCGATACCTTTTGAATAATCGAATTCGGTCGGCCAGTAGCGAATTTCATAATATGTTTTTTTGCGCATGATTTATTTCCTTATCAATTAATTTTCACTATAGAATCATTCTATATTAAAAAATTCTTACTGTCAAGAATTATTCTGTAATATACTTAACATAAATACAACACTATGCCTAGACAACGACTATTAGATCGAATAAAAGACTCTCTTGCAAAAGAAGGGTTAAAATCGCGCTCAAATGCCGCTATTGATTGGTTACACCGAAAAGTTAAAGAAATTAAATTAAATGTAACGGCAAGAGAAGCTTTTATAAATGCTGCTGGTAGATCATTAGGAAGCATTAAGAATAAATATTTTATCGGACAAATGTGGCTCTATATATATGATCCTAAAACAAAAGAAACGCTTCCATTCTATGATACATTTCCTCTAGTAATTCCTATTGAGCAATATAATGACGGTTTTCTAGGACTCAATTTACATTATATATCTCCAAGAGATAGAATTGTATTATTGGATAAACTTAGTACAATATTAACAGATTCTAGGTATGATGAAAAGACTAGATTCAGAATATCATATGTTTATTTGAAGAATTTCTCAAAGGCATTTGAAGCAACGCCATGTATCAAAAGATACTTATGGACACATATTAGATCAAAGTTTCTTCCAATATCGGCGTCAGAATGGGATATAGCAGCACTACTTAACATCGAGAGATTCGTCAAAGCAAGTTCCCAACAAGTATGGGAAGATTCTAGGAAAAAATACTAATGGCATTCTTACCTCAAGCGTTTTTATCCAATATTAATACTAAAGATGGACTAGCAAAACCTAGTCGATTTCAAGTTATTCTACCAATTCCAACTTATATTGGATCATTTATTTCACAATCAATATTTGAACAAATATTGAATTTACCTAATGGTATTATAGCTGATATAACATCATTCTTAGGTGATAATACTAATCAACAATCGGTATCCGCAAATCCTTCTATTAGTCGATATCTATCTCTTCAATGTGAATCTGCTGCATTACCAGGAAAGGCATTATTAACATCTGATGTTAAAATATATGGACCAACATATAAAGTTCCATATCAAACTCAATATACAGATATGAATTTAACATTTCTTTGTAGTTCAGAATTCTATGAGCGTAAAATTATGGATCGCTGGATTGAAGCCATACATCCAACTGACACAAATAATCTTAGATATGCTAAAGATACGAAAACTAGGTTTTTAACTAATATTAAAATTATACAGTATGATGATTTTATCCGACAAATCTATGCAATTGAATTATTGGATGCATATCCAATAGCAATATCAGATCAACCATTAGCATGGGCTGAAGATGGATTCCATAGATTAACTGTCCAATTCGCATATCAAAAATTTAGAACTATATACAATGGAAACTATGATCTAGTCGATTTCGCGTTAACAGTATTTGGCTCAAAAGCGCAGCGATGGATCGATAAAACTACTGGAAAATTAATATCACCAGTAGGTGAAATATTTGCTAACAAATTTCCCAAATAATAGGAGTATCCTTTGAGTTTACCTAAACAAGATCATCCACTATATTCAATTGTATTACCTTTATCAAAAAATAAATATAAGTTTCGACCATTCTTAGTCAAGGAAGAAAAAATACTATTAATGGCGATGGAATCCGATGAGGAAGAATCTATTATTAATGCTATTAAACAGATTATAACAAATTGTTGTGCTAGTGAAATAGATGTCGATGAATTACCAATAATTGATATTGAGTATTTCTTTCTGAATATTCAAGCTAGATCGGTTAGCGAAATTTCCGAATTCCAATATAAGTGTAATAACATTATATCTGAAGATAAAGTATGTGGTAATGTTGTAAAATTTAAGATCAATCTCCTAGAAATAGTTCCAGAAATATCTAAGGACTTCTCAACTAAGATAGAATTAACGCCCACCTTAGGATTAATGATGCGGGTGCCTAATTTTAGATTGCTGGAAGAATTTAATACCGATGATAAAGATGCCACATTTAAACAAATCGCTTCATGTATAGAATACATTTACGATAATGATAAAATCTTTTATCCTAAGGAGTATTCTCAGGATGAAATGAATGAATGGTTAGGCGAATTGAATCGAGGACAAATATTGAAGATTGAAAAATTCTTTTCCAGTATTCCTAAATTAGAAAAGGATATAGATTTCTGCTGTGATAAATGTGGTTATACTGAGAAAATTCATATAGAAGGTTTACATAATTTTTTCGGATAATCTTTCGTCATGACAATTTGCAAAATTTTTATGAGACTAATTTTGCATTAATGCACCATCATAAGTATAGCTTAACTGAATTGGATAATCTAATTCCATGGGAAAAGAGCATATACACAAATAAATTGGAGAATTATCTCGAAATGGAAAAGGAAAGAAGAAAAACTCAACAAAGATAAAATCATGAATTTACCAAAAGTCAATACTGAAAAAGAAGAATTTGATCTTAAAATAGGCGAAATCATTCCTAGAAATATGCTAATGATTTCACCTAAATATTCAGAAAAAGTTCGAAAGGATAATACTACTGAAGCTATTAGCCATAATTTTAGAGTTATTGCTAAAAATTCTATGGTATTACCTAATATATTAAAGATTCTAGGAGTATTGAATACTGGTATATTAAAAATCACTAAGATTGGATTGGAGAAAGATAAAAAGTTAAATTTAGCAAAATTCAAACTCCAGGAAAATGAATATGAAGAAAAATATAAAAAAACTCCTGAAAGAATTGTTCCTAGAGAAAATAAACAGTCTAAGATATTGAAGTCTGGATTCTTAGATGAGCTATTAGATATTGGTTCAGTATTACTGGGAATAACTGGTATGCTGGCGGGGAAATACTTTTCTGATCCAAAATTCAAGTCGATGGTAGATGATACTTTTACTTCTCTGAAAGAAAGTCTAGCAGAATCCTTTGATAAATTCACCAAGAACATATTCGGAGAAAATGTAGGAAATACATTCAAGGATAATCTAACAGCCATTGGGATAGGGTTAGCAGCAACAGTAGCATCTGTTAAACTAGCATTTTCTTTTTTCGCCGAAATATTAAAGTCTGCTGGTAAAATACTGGCAAAAAGTCTAGGAATATCCACACCAGATTTTATGGATACTAATAAATCATCCGATAAGAAGAATACTAAATCTGCGCATAAAGATGGAACCGATAAAGATACGAGAAGCGATGATCGAAAAAGAACTATACTAAAAAAACGAAATAATAATGATAGGAATGAAACTAATAAACTAAAAGATTTTGCAAATAAAGTTCATCGAAATGGATGGTATAGTAGACTATTCAATAAACTAAAGATGCGATTTGGTTTAGGTTTAGCGATGAGAGCGGCTGCATTCATTACTGGCATGATGATACCAGTAGTAGGATGGATTGCAACTGCAATAGCATTTGCACTAACAATAAATGAGGCATACGCTATATACGATGAAATTTTTAAACCTAATGGCATACTGGATGAATTAGAAAAAGAAGATTCTCTATTAAATAAAACTAATCAACCTAATAAAACAAATCTTGAGCCAACAACTAATATGAATCCTGAAGCAATATCTGAAATGAATTCAATGGAATCATCAACTGATATGACTCCTACTAAAATTCGAAATGATTTTGATTATCAGAAATACACATCTGCTGTCGGCAAGAAAGAATCGACAGATAATTATGAGGCAGATAATGGTCGAGGATTTCTAGGTAAATATCAGTTTGGAGCATCCGCATTGGAAACATTTGGTTATCTAAAAGCTGGTTCTAGTAAAAATAATACATATGCTGTGTATTCTCCTGAGAATTGGACTGGCAAGGATAATATTAAAAATTCATTTGATTTTCTTAATTCACCAGATGTTCAAGAAAAAGTGATGGCAAATTATACCAAATCTCAGTATAAACAATTGCAGAAATCTGGTGTAATAAATGCTGAAGATACAACTTCCGAAATTGCTGCTAAATTATATGCTGCACATCATGGTGGTGTTGGTGGAGCTAATAAGTATTTCCTACAAGGTATTGATACCAGGGATACTTATTTACCAAATGAATCGATTGGCAAATCTGCATCCTATATGCAATCAGAATATTCTAGTGGACAATATTTAAGAAATCAATCAAATGAAGTAGCTGCAATGAAAGAATCTGGTAGTCCTATTCAATATGTAGATGCATCTACTGTCAATAATATGCAACAAGGTGGTCAATCAAATCAACCAGTACAATTGACTCATGCCTCAGTAGTCGATAATGATTTAATGAATATGTTATTGAAAAACATGTGGGGAAATTAAAAACCCGCTATGGTGCGCTTCCGTGAGAGGCGTAGCGGGTGTTGTTATGCTATTTAACTAGCCAATTTTTGAAATTCTGCTTCTAAATCTCCGAATTCATCATTCTCGGAGATATTTTCATCAATCTTCATATCAAATTCTTTGTCATCATCATCCTGATCTATTACTTTTCTACTAGAAGTTTTAGATTCGAATATTTCATCCTTAGATACGATTTCCAAAACTTTATGTAAACGTTCTGTCAATTTTTCATAAGTTTTGAATTTATCGGGTGATATGAATTCTTTCAATGCATATCCCTGTTGCCAGATTTTTTCAATTTCTGCATCTGTAGAAGCTAAGGCACTAGACTTATCAAATTCTGATTTATCATATTTAATCTCACCATCAACTTTACGAATTTTGAGTTTAAAGTTAGCACCATTCCACATATTGAATGGATCAATAGGCGTTTCGTCTGCAAATTCTGGTTTAATCGCGCCTTTAATCTTATCGAATATTGTAGCACCAAACCGAAATATCTTTACTGTTCCCTCGGCTTCTGGATTAGTAGGATCCGATATTACATATACATTAGTATAATAATGTAATTTACGTTTGCGCGATTGTGCAATTTTCTTGTCGGACTCATTACCGGTTTTATATAATTTAACATTTGACTCACAGCAAGGACATGTGCCGTCTGGTAAAGTTGTTGGACAATTCTCAATATACCATAAGCCATTATCACCTTGAAATCCGTGTGAATATAGTTTAACCCAATCTAATGCATCTTCATCGTCTGGATCATATACTGGTAGAAATCGAATTACCGCCAAAGCATTTCCAGATTTATCCAATTTAGGATACCACATTCTGGAGTCATCTTGTTCATATGATTTTTTACTTTCCGTTTCTAATCTCTTCTGTAAATCTTCTAAATTATTTCTCTTTTTTAATCTGTCTAATGCGTTTGCCATTTTCTATTATTCCTATTTAGTCTATTAATTTGCTATTTTCACTTGAACATAATATAGAAATATTTATAATATGCTGAAAATTATCCCCTATGATTTAATATGTGATAGAAATATTCGCTTTATCCTATCTTCTTTAGCTGCAATAAATGGTTCATATTTAATAATCTTATTTCGCATTAATTGCCATCTAATATCATCTGTTAGACTTTTGTTCCAACAAGATATGAAATTAATGAATCGAAGAATCAAACATACCGATTCTATATTAATCTCATTTCGAAGTAACAATTTTAACAGAATAGGATAACCATTGTCAACTTTAAATACTTGAATAGGATTTTCAATTTCGCCAAAAATTACATTGCAATCCTGTTCGAATCTATATTCAATCGATTCCAATACCGCCTTATGTTTTAGATAACAATCAAAACTTTCCTCAGTTAATAGATTGCCTATCCAAATTTTACCATTTTCTATGAAATTTGCTGCCAGAAATAATATTAGCTCATTCTCATCTAATATTTTCTTGCCTAATTTCTGATACCAATACCTATCTTTTCTCTTCTCAAATGATGCCATTGTTGCATTTGTCTTACCATTATATGTAAAGAAATCATATTTAGAACTTGTAAAATGTAGATTTATTGCATGATATAATTGATATACATTAAAAGATGATAGCATAATATAGTTGAAATGATAATATTATCAAATAGGTAATTTAGTGGTATTTGCTTTGATTAAATTAGCTTCAATAGCTTCACGTTCAAGTCTAGCTTTCATCGCAGGATTTATCAATGATGTCATCGTATCAGATTCTAATCCAGCATATTCCTGATAGTGAATTAACGATTCTAATAGAGTATAGTCATGTTCCTGTGCTAATTCTTGAATCTTTTGACTGAACTCGAATATTTCAGAATCAGTTGGTTTCATGTTTGATCACTTTCTGATATAAATCCTCGAATACTTCATGCTCAACGCATTCCTGATCGAATTGTTGATTGAAATATGTTTTAATCATTTTATTAACAATTTTCTTAGGCAAATCAAGTTCCTCACATATTGCTGTGATATTTTCTTTTATCACATCTTTATGACCTTGAATGATTGATAATTGATCGGAGCAATCCATAATCACTTTTTGCAATTTTTCTTGATCTGCTGGATTAGATAGTGAAGTTGTAATACCCATTTCTTGAATACTCATTTAAGACTCCATATTAAATATTAATTAAATTTCTGCGTGTATAGTAGATATGTTTACCTATACTGGCAGTATGCCTCATATTTTTCCATCTAGGTTTAATAGCACTGTGATGAAAAAATAATGCTGATTTAGAAGGATCCCTTATATAATCATAGTTCAGATATATATAAGTTGCAAACTTCAGCATATCATTATATTCTATTGGCGCATCATTATCAAGTATATTTCGATCATAAAAAAATCGTTTCTTTTTAGAATCACAATACCAGGAATACTGGCATGTATTCCTACGCTTTTCTTTAGCGACTAAACAGATGCTATTAGGAAAATACTCCGATTTAGTTCTATTGATTGTTGTCATTGCCACAGCTAATTTGCCAGTTTCACTATCATTCAATGCCTCAAAATACATAACAGTTGCTAAACAAAGAACCTCAAGTTTTTGATCTGATTTTAGATAGTGAAAATTTGGCTTGATTTTTGGTATTGGAACATTCTTTGAATTGACATTGAATGATAATCCAATAAAGATGGATAATATAATCCATAATATAACAGCTTTCATATGATTCTCCTTTTAAAGGCATTTTTATGCCCACTTCAGAAAAAGGTTGATTAACTGAAGTGTTGATACTTCCTTATTAAATTAAATATTATTGTTTTTGATATTTGAAAGGCGTTTACTAAAATCAGAAAAAGTCGATGGTTTATTGGATGGTTTATTCCATCTAACAGTAATCTTTTCTTCTCTTAGTTTAGCTCTAAATTTCGGCTCATATATAGCATGAAATCCCAATGAACCGAAAAATGTAGTTGGTTTTTCCACATCAAGTTCTTTTAAATACTCTTTCAATCTTTTATAATATTCTTCTTCACTGATTACCATATTTTATTTCCTCATTAAATATTATTTTTTAAATGACATATCAAATCTCGCATTAGCTTTTGAAGTTCTACCTGGTTTTAATGGATTATTAGATTTTGGTTTCATCTCGGTTTGATTTTCACTTTCGGGTCTATTAAAATGAATTTTTCCGATCTGTTTAGTATTATTTTTTCCAGGATATCCTATCTCATTTGTTCCATGTATTTTAGCTTTATGTCCATTATGATATAGAATTGAATCTTGGTTATAATCTTTACCATGTTGTAACATATCTCGATGCAAATCTCGACCAGATTTTTCTCCGGTATCTTTGGCATAAACCAAAATTGATTTCTCTTTACCCCCTTCCCAATGTCCCTCAACTTCTTTTGTTTGATATCCTTGCTGTGACAATTTATGTTTCAATTCTTTGTGGCGCTTAATATTTTCTTCTGGTGTAACTTCACCAACAGGACGCTGTGCTGATAATGTTGCAAAATGTCGCCCAGATTTTATATGTGAATGTAATCTACTTAATGGATTACCCTCATTAAGAAATTCTCTAAATGATTTCATTTTTTTATTTTTAAAAATTGATTATAGTATTTAGCAATTTTACACTTACTCTTTACAAAATGTCAAGCATTATTTTAACTAGGTATTATATTTCGTTTCTCACATGCAATGATAAATTTCTTCACTAGATCGCTTCTAACAATATCATCTGTTGTGAATTTAATTTGAACAAATCCTTTTATATCCGATAGTACATTCAAAAAATCAATCAAACCAGATACATCATTTCTGGATTTAGTCAAATCATTCTGTAATAAATCTCCACATATTATAATTTTAGAATTGGAACCCAATCTGGTAAATGTCGCGGATAATTCTGACCATGATAAATTAGTCGCTTCATCTATTATAACTATACAATTATCTAATGTAATACCTCGAATCGCTGTAGTAGTTAGGAACTCCAAATGTTTCTGTTCCTTTAGTCTCTGATAAGCATCCGATCTATTAAATAATTTAGTCGCAATTCCTATATATGGTAATTCATATATTGCAGATTTCTCCTCCAAATCACCACTAACAAAACCCTGATCTCTCACTTGAACGGCTGATCGAACTATTACAGCTTTTTCATAATGATTAGATTTATCTAATACTTCCTCTAATGCTTTATATATTGAGATAAGAGTTTTTCCACTGCCAGCACACCCCGTCAATGCAATACATTCTGTACCTTTCTTATATACATCATAAAATAATTTTTGATTAACAGTTAATGGGTCAAATATGAGTAAGTCATCTATTTTAATCTTCAAGGATGTTGATCTTTGTTGCGGATTTTTTGTTTTTTTAGAAGCTTGATCGGACATTAATCAATCCTATGTTATTATTATATTAATTGGTTATGTGTTGGTCCATTTTTTAACATGCTGTTTCACAATATCCCTAGTTTTATTTTGCTTAATTGTTTTTCTGCCATATCTATCCGCTAAAGGAGATGCAGGATGATTCTCTGCAACTTTCGATAGCACTTCCTTCCAGCCATCTGATGTTTTACTATCTAATGATCCTATACTTGTTACAATCATACATCCTGTTATTAATTGTTCGATATCAGGATTCTTTAATAACAATTCCTCTTTTTTAGATATACTAAGAATATCCTCAAATTCTTCGCCAGTTTCTTTATTTCTAAATCTATATGTTGGCATTTTTTGAATCTATTTCCTTTTGTAATTGGACAATGAGTCTATCTTGAAGATGCAATCTTGCCACCATTTGATAATTTCTTTCTCGTTCAGCAAGTTCTTTTTGATATTTCTCATAACTTGCTTCAATTCTAGGATGCATGTTCAGAATATTTGCATATACATCACATTTATCTTGATAGTGTTTCACTCTTTTTTTTAATTTCTCAATTTTTCTATTTAATCTTAAAATTTGAACTTGAACTTGAGTTTCATCTTGAGTATGCATATCATTTCTCCTATTTGTACCAATAAGGAACTTCTCGATTTTTCCAAGCCGCAATATGACGTTTTTCTAACATATAATAATTCCTATAAGCATCCACCGTATCAGGTAATTTACAATGATCTGGCATACACTGAGGAATTTCTGTCAATTTACTATCCTCAATATTTATAGGAGAATGCTCTAATATATCAAAAAGGCGTGTGCTGGCATGTATTTTACCATAACGATGAGTATATTCATGTGATAAAAGAAAAAGTAATTTGAATAGATGTTTATAGTTTTGTTTAGATTGTCTTGCCCAGATAGTGCTTGGATGATTGATATGAGTTGCTTTATATAATAAAGCATCAGTCTCAGTATCAAAATGAAGCCACTTTTTGCCAATTAATTTACCATCCAATACTCTATGTGCTGTCGACAAAATTTGACTGTACTCCAGTATCATTTTTATGGTATGGGAATTTGTATGATATTTAACACAAGATTCCAAATCACGATCCAACATGAAAATATTCATAATAAAATTTATACCTATTCATTTAATAAAGTTTTAGCAATATAACTGTTTTTTTCAAAATTTGCAATACTATTTTGATCCAATAATTGTTGTTTTATTTTAAGTGCCCTTTCATTTAGAATTCTTAATTGCTCTAATTGAATATGATCGAGTTCATTTTCTAAATCTTTATATTTCTGAGAATCAATATCCATCATTTTATCTCCGTATTGGTTGTCAAATTCTTAGATTGCCATGGAAAATTATTAGCATACTTTAATCCTACAATATCATTACCTTTCTCGAAGAATTCTAAGTTAACCGAATTATCATTACCAGCTAATCTATAATTCATGGAATATTCCCCTGTACAATCCCATTTCGGATAAAAATGCTGCAATGCACTAAAAAATTGTCTATCTGCACCCCATTTACCATACCATGCATGTCCTATACTCAAAGCAACATTTAATGTTACACCAAAGCAACTGGTATCTATATGATACATTTGATTACTATCTGCACCATATATCGGCCATTTTCCTAGCGATTCACAATTATCTTCACATAAGAATTTACCATCCTTAGAATGAATATTTCTCAATGAATATGTCCAATCATATCCTTCTGATATTTTATTTACTATACTTTCGACATGATTAGATTCATACCAATTATCAGCATCCAAATAAGTAATAATATCAGCATTAACTAAAAATGAACTAGCTGCAAATGCTCGATGTCCATAGAAATCTTTACCTATATTTTCTGATAGATATATAGGAGATATTGTCTTATGGACTCCAACATTATCCACAATATCTTGAACTGAGTTCCAATGGGTAATACCATCGACTATGACATAATGGGTTACATTATTATATGATTGCTTTTGGACACTTTCAAAACATTGTGTTAGATGTTCATTTGTAATACAAGGCGTTACTACTGCAACTTTTTTTGTCATATCTATTCAACCTTAATATTAATATCAGGAAATGCCTCTAATACTAATTTAGCTGTCAAATGATCAACTTGGAGATTCTTTCGAATCAAATTACATAGTAGTGTTGCTTCATCTTTATGTAAAGATTCTAATACAGTATTCAATAAAGCGGCTTGTCTTTGAGGAGTTAAATGGGTAATTCTCTTGGGATGCCTAATAATAAATCTATATAATTTAGGAACTTCAACGTCCAAATAGGTATGATTTAATCCGGCGGGTTCTATTGCTGGTTTATAAGATGGAATTTCAACATCGAATTGAAACATTGGATTGAATGCTATAGTCAGAAAATCTCTAAACCTAGCATGATCATATTTTCTTAATATATTTATTCTTTCATTATCTGTTATCGCTTTTTTAAATTCATCAAATATTTCCGAATACAGTTTAGCTGCTGACATTTAATTCCTTCTAAAATTCATCTATACATTCTAATAAATTCACTAATTGTTTCTCCATAAAATATTTTACTAGACTCTTTTTTGATTTCACTTGAATCATGTTATATGTATTTATCACTTTTTCCCGGATACTATTAGGTATTTCATCAAAATCTATTAACATTTTATTTCTTGCCCAGTTTCTTTGCATTTCACCGGTAACACAAAATAATTCATTTTCCATATTCAACCATTTATCCAAATTCTTTTGTGTAATAGATTTTTGTCGAATATTATCTGTAAATGAATTGTCAACTGATAGGAAATTAGGTATTCCATCACCTTTATCTCCACATATTATTTTATGTTTGAGCGCAATTCTAGCTTGTTGTTTAGATAATTTAGTATGTTTTTTAAGAGTGGGGGAATATTGATGGATATTCTCATGAATTTGTAATTGATGAAAATCACTATCACCTGATACTATTAATATCTTTTGGTGTGCTGCATATAATTGGGATA